CTCTATGATGGGCCTGATGCTGAGCTGGTGCGCCAGGCATCCGTTGCCGCCGTTCAAGCCTTTGTCGATGAGCATCATCGCCTTGGCCATGACATCACCATCGCGGGCTTGCATGCCGCGCTTTACCGCGAGGGCGTCCAGGACATCCACATCACCGCGCCCGCCGCAACCCTTGAGATTGGGAGCGATACCGCCGCGCATTGCACCCAGATCACCGTAACCGTGGGAGGCCGTGATGTCTGATATTGATCGCCTTTTGCCCCCAAGCGCCACAACCTCTGAGCGCGCCATCGAGATCGTGATCGCCGAGCGCACCATCGGCATCGAGGCTCCAATCGCAACGCTTTGGAATGTGGACACATGCCCTGAGGAGCTCTTGCCTTGGATGGCTTGGGCCTTCTCGGTCGAGGTCTGGGATCATGCCTGGTCTGAAACCATCAAGCGCAACGTGATCCGCAACTCGATCCAGGTGCATCGCATGAAAGGCACCCGCCGCGCGGTGGAGCTGGCCCTGGAAGCGCTTGAGATGCGCATCGATCTGCATGAGGGCTTTGAGCTTGATGAGCACGGCGATCCTTATGGCCCGCCCCACACCTTCACCCTCGATGCCTTTGCCGAGGACATCTTTGACGCTGGGTTCCAGATCAATCCCAAGCTGCATGCCCTGGTCACCGAGCTGATCCGCAACGTCAAGCCCGTGCGCTCTCACTTCACCTTGCGCATCGGCGAAAAGCGCGGCGGCACCGTCACCGTGCGCACCGGATCACACCAGCGGCTCAAGGATGAGCGCCAGGTCACACCGGCCTTGCCGATCGATACCCATGCGCCGCGCCTATCCGCCCGCTCTGGCCACCGCCAAACCGCCGTGAGCCATCACATCCACCGCTTTGATATGGGAGACGCCGCATGACCGCTGGCACCGACATCCTGACCACCAAGGGCATCACGAAAATCCGCAATGCAGCGGGATCGGGGAGCCAGGTCAAAATCAAATACATCGCCCTCGGTGATGGCCAGGGCGCGGGCTATGCGCCCAATCCGGCCCAAGTCACCTTGCGCCGCGAGCTTCTGCGCACTGAGATCGAGCGCCACTATCCGGTTGGCTCCAATGCCTGGCACGTCAAGGCCAGTTTCCCAACCGATGCCACGGCGATCACCGTGCGCGAGATGGGTTTCCTCGATGAGGATGGCGATCTGATCGCGCTCTGGGCTGGTGCCGATGTGGGTGATGATCGGCGCACGGGTGTGATCGAGTATCTGATCGCCCACGTCCTGGCCTTTGATGGCATAGCCGATGGCATCCTGGTCGTGGATGCGCCGCTCGATGAATACCTCGATCACGCGGTGCTCAAGCTCACCACCGATGCCATCCAAACTGACCTCTTGCTCAAGCAAGCCAAACAATTCCGCGATCTCGGTATCGCCGCATAAAGGAGGATTTCCACAATGGACCCGATGCAAAACCTGAACAACGCGGCGGATGCCCTGAACCAAGTGGCCCAACGGGCTGGTGCGTTCTGGGATCAAGCCGATGCGCAGATCGCGCAACGCCAAGCCGCCTATGATGCGCTCGGTGCAAACCTTAAAGGTGTTGTCAATTCCGAGCTTAACAAAGTGTTCTTTGTTGATGCGGTCGCGGGTGACGATAGCAACGCGGGCGGATCAACCGCGCCTTTCAAGACGTTCGCCGCCGCTTTCAATGCGCTTGTTCCAGGCGGCAATCACAAAATTTGGCTGAAGCGCGGCCAGACCCATGTTATCGACGCATCTTGCTCGGTGCAAAATGTTACTCTGGAGGTCACTTCGTGGGGAGACACCTCGGAGCCTGAGGCAATTTTGATCAACTCCCAATACACTGCGGGATCGGGTCCGAGCTATTACTCTTACGGCATCTATGCGCCAAACTCGCAGATTTACTTTGTGAATATGCACATCAAGACGTGCCTCTATGCCACAGATTATGCGCAATCCAGTTGGAACGGGATGTTCCGGCAAGCGGGCAAGATCCAATACACCATTTTCCTCGCCAACTGCGATGTGACGCTTGGCGATGATCATTTCATCAAAGGCTATGTGGCCGGCTGTTTCGTCAACCTCGGCTGCTATGCCATGACCATTGCCCGCGATCCCGCCGCTGTTCAAACACCGAAGCTTTGGTCTTCGTTTGGGACGGGTAGTCTGTTTGTCTACAGCGCCACCAGACCGGCAGG